TGGTAATAGTTATTAGGGAACATGGCTTCAAATTCTTCCACGCTTGTGGGTTCGTTACCTATACCAAACATTTGGGTTAAATCAAAAATTTCATAATTACTGAACGGCGATGTGTCTAATTTCTGGTTACCATCAGAATCAGTCACAAGGCGAAATACTCCGAAATCACCGCCATCGCTATGCTCGCCTAACGGGCTTGTAATCCATGATATTTTTCCACTACCAGCAGCTACGTCCTTAACTATCTGCCTATTAGTCTCCCCCGTATAATGAGCATCTCTGAAATATAGATATACCCTTGTATTTTCTGAAACATTATAGTCTACTCGAAGTAAGTATTTATGCGATTTAAAAATCGGTTTGCAATTAAGTGTGCCTCCGCTAACATAGTCAAATTTTTTATACATTTGATTAAATACCAAATTCTTACCACCAATGGACTTAACCGACATCATCCTACCCCCTGTAGGAATAGTCTTGACATACGCTGTGCTGCTATCAGTTTCAAACTTATGAGTGATACCCTGTCCTATGTCATACAGAGCATCTACCCTACGTTTCATTTCCTTATCTGTTAATTTTATACTAGCTATATCCGCTGTATTCTCGGCAATCTTTGCAACTGCTGTAACATAGTCTTCAGGTAAACTATCAGCTACAGACTGTGCTTTCTGTGCGGCAGTTTCAGCGGCTTTGCGGTCTGTGGCAACCTGTGTGGCATGGTCTGCCACTGTAGCCTTGTCAGCTGTCACCTGTTCTGCCAACGTCTGCACCGCCTGTCTGTCTGCCACAGTGCTGTCAGCGCAGGTCTTGGCGGTTTTTGCATAACCTGCCGTTATTGTTTTGTCGGCTGTGGTTTGCTGTGCTGCCGTTGACGCCTGAGCTGCGGATATCTTGGCGTTATTCTGTGATTTAACCGCCTCAGCACGTGCGGTTTCTGCACCCTGCCTTGCAGTGTCTGCCTGCGTTGCGGACGTTTCAGCAGATGCCTGTGCGGTCTCAGCACGTTTTGCCGCCTGCGTTGCCGTGTCGGCTGACAATCCTGCGTTTGTGGCAGATTTTTTTGCGTTCTCTGCCGCTGTAGTCGCCGTTTCTGCAGCGGTGACGGCTGTCTGCATATCTGCGTGCGCCTGTCTGCCTATGGCGTCTATGCGGTCTAGTGCGTCCACCGCCACATCAGGTGACGGGATAGCCGTATCACCGATAGCCGCACCTATTCTCAGGCGGAATATGCGTGACTTCTTCACCAGCACATATTCATCGCCTGACATTTTTTTCGCCGCTATCTGACACGATATTGTCTGCGCTGAACGCAAGATATCTGCGGTTGGCGTCCATGTGCCGCCTGTGATATCGACCTCATAGACAGTGCCGTCACCGTAGTCTATCGTCAGCACATAGCGGTCTGCTCCGTCTATCTCCATGCCCTCGACAGACACAGGGCGTGCATTTGTTTCACCGACGTAGCCCAGTAGGGCTGTGTTCAGTGTTACGTCGTAGTCTGTGTTTAGTGTTATCGTCATTTAATCACCCCTCTATGCTATCACGATATAGTCTACACGATATGTTCCAGCAGGCACGCTGACTGTGCTAGAGCCAGCGGACGGCCCCATGCAAATAACCGCATTGTATTTACCATTGAATTTAGCTACATGAACGCAGAAATTCTGATATGGCGTCGGTGTATCGTCCTGTCGGAGAGTGACAATTATCTGTGCAGGGTCGCCGTCTATATCCAGCGGTACTGCCACAGTAGGATTTGCTGATGATACAACCTGTGTAGCTGTTTTATGCTGGATTATCGTCTGATCTAACTCGTTTACCGCCGTCTGCACCGCCGTCAGTGCGTCCACAAATGCCTGCCTTACCTGTCTGCCTTCAAATGCTGTTGATACAGTTTCTATAAATTGTGAAAGGTCTATGTTTGCCATAAATTTGCCCCCTTAGTTAGTTTGCTGAAAATTCTTTGCATAAACTGTGCCCGTGTTGCCCTCAAGGTATATCTGTCGCTTTTCATTCTCATCATATACACTGACGGAGTGATTGTTCGTGTCAAGAAAGAAGCTTGCCTTGCCGCCTGCATATGTGCGGATATCGCCTGAGTTACTGTCAATATTCACCTTTAGTTCGTCATTCCAATATAGGAAAACTCCTCCTGCCTGACAAGCAACGTGTCCGCCTATGGTACTGTTTTTTAGCACCCATTGAAGCGGTGAAAGTTCCAGCGTCCATTCTTTGTAGGATAGCTTTATAACACTATTATCCTTGCTGTTTGTTTCTATGTTGATGTTTCCACCAAGCATAGTCAACGCCTTTGCGATAATGTGTCCGTTCTCAGATACCGAAAAGGTACCTGAGCCGTTATTGATTTTAAGCCCTGTCAGCACCTTTGCCGTAATAAAATCTGTAATCAGATTTCCGTCTATCGTCCATGCTTTTGTGTACGGACCCTCTTTGGCAGAGCCACCGTCTGATGACTTCCAAAATCCCATGCCATTTAGATTGAACTGAATACATGATTTACACGTGTCGATATTGTCAGTATCCATTATAAGAACACGTCTTGGCTTTGTTGGTGGGTCAAGAATAACATTGCCGCCCTCTGCACCTGTGATAAGTTTAGTCGCATTCTCTATTTTGCTGTCTATCACCTGACGATTTCTGAATTCAGAGTTATCTATAGCAGATTGCAGGCTTTGTGTTTTCGCTGTCATAAAGCCCGAAAGGGTTTCAAATCGGTCACCGAAGGTCAACTGTGAAGCCTGCGGATTGTCAAGGTCTATGGATATACCCACAATGCGCAAATCCTCGTCTATGCCCATAAGACTATTTTTTACTCTGTACCAACAGCCGAGTTCAAACTGCTCAATGTGTTTGTCTATTCTCGAGAGGTCAAGTGCTGTTATCTGATACTGCACTTTCGCACGATTGACAGATTTAAGATACTCCTTGCCCTTGCTAAGAAGATTGCTCGCAAGGGTCACATCGTCCCATATCTGCGTGCCGCTTATAACGCCGTACTTTGCGACCAAAGAACTGTCTTCTATGTAGTCCTTGCCACCGTTTACAGTGCCGATAGTCAACCGCTTTTCGCTGTCGGTCAACTTTGCGCCAAGAGGATAAAGACGTGTTATGACCGCCGTTTCGTCTACTTCTCGTGATATGGTTTTAAGATTTACCGCAAGTTCTATGGTGGTATCAGTGCCGTGTCCTATTTTCTCCAGATAGTCGAGATAGACCTTGCCGCCTTTATCTCTGAGCTGTATCTCACCACCGAACTTCCCTATAAGCTTGTCTGCAATGACGTCCATTGTCTTGTCCCAATTTGCAGTATATGTGTAGTTGTTGCTTGCCGTAACAGTTACCTGTCCCAGCTCTATACGCTTATCTGCACCCACCTGTGCATTGTGTTTGGAGAGGAACGAAGAAAGCACCGTTGATATACCTACCATTTTGTATTCAATATACGGCTGAACGCTGTCATATAGCCAGCCTAAACGTCCCTCGCAGGTGACTTTGCGGCATATCAGACCTCTCTCGTCCATGCTATCAGGGCATTTCAAGACCCTGCCTATAAAAATATCCTTGTCAGTGCTTTCATCATAGACCTTGACAGCCGTTGTCAGCGGTTTCAAGAGGTCATACCCTACATTGTTCGGATATATGGTAAAACTGAAACTATCCACAGCGTTGATAGACTTTGCAACCTTGCCGCCTGATATGCGGTCTGTGCCGTCGCTGTGTATGATAGTGTTTTCAGCTCCGTTTGTTATCGTTACTATGAACATCAGAGTGCCTCCTCATAAAGCTTGAGTGTCAGTGTGCCGAAGCCATAAACCGCAAGAGTGTTCAAACCTGGCTGTAATATCAGTTCGTCAAGGTCAAATTCTTTCTCCGTGTTGCGGTATACACTTGCACTTATCTCTTGGTCGTTGAGTGCAAAATAGGTGAAGCCCACACTCTTTGCATCGTCCTCTGAGCGCTTGTAAGAAAGGCGTGGGCGTATGGGTCTATCAGCATATGAATAGACTTTCAGGGTCGCAGGAGGTGCGTATCGTGTCTGCTTGACCGCTGTCAGCGATATATCCGTCAAATTCAGATAATCGGTCTCAAAGTTGAAGTCGTCAAAACCAATATCTGAGTAATCGTCGGAACGTAGAAAAGGATACGTCTTGAAGTTCACTGTCAGATCAGCGGTGCGCCGTGAAGTGAACTCAAATGCAGAGGTATCAAACACAGCTGTTGCCCCCACAAAGTGATAGTCTGTCAGAAAGCTTATCCTCAGCTCACCCTTTGCTCCGCTGATTGCTCCGCTGAGCCAGCGGACAACATCACACTTGCGGCGGTAAAGTTCATTTTCATCTTTTGCAGAAAGGCTGAATTTTATCGTGATATCACGCTGTTTGTACGTCCTTTCTCCTGCCATTTTGGAAAAATCATAAAAGCCGTTCATAAATGGCAAGGTGGCTTCTATCCTGTTTTCCTCCGGCTGAGATATCTGAACGCCGTCCTTTTGGATAACCAAATAGAAATCGGTGGACTTCTTACCACCAAATTCTATATATTCACTAGACACTTGCAAGCCTCCTTTCGCTGCTTGTGACCCTCTCACCTAGTTTTCCGTCCACCTTTGAAGTGAGCTTATCGCCGTCAAGATAAATATTTCCTTGCTGTGCAAGCTGTGGGAAGTAGGTTTCTAGGAGGGCGATGATCTTGTTCATGGTATCGTTACCGCTATTATTCACACTCTTTTCGGGGAGTGCTGAAAAGCTTGGCGGTATGATATCCGTATCCATAAGCAGCTGCAGTGACCTGTTGAACTGCATGGTGATAGTGTCCTCATTGTCTGCTATACCCTTTGCAAAAAGGTCCATCATATCAGGTGCAAAAGTGTGGAAGTTTGAAAGAGGACCCTTGTCAGGTTCAGAAAAGCCAAGAAAGTCCTTAACGCTTGAAGCTACGTCACATACAGTGTCTTTAAGGCTCTGCCACTTCTCTTTTATGCCGTCTATAAACGCCTGTATCATATCTGAACCCCATTCTTTGAAGTCGTTCCACTTGCGTGAAAACCAGTCTGTAAGGTCGATAAGCATATCAGACAAAGCGTCTGAAACAGGTGCGAAGTAGTCCACCATACCTTGTGCAATGCCCTTGATGAGCTCGACCGCTATAAGTATGCCGTCGGCAAGGATGTCAGGGAGATTTTTCAGGAGTTCCATTGTAAGCGTGCCGATGATTTCAAGTGCCGATTGAGCAAGCTTTGCCGCCGTATCACTGTCGGAAAGCGACATTGCAAGTGCATCTATTATCTGCACTGCGCCGTCTATAATAAGGTCTATGTTATCCACAAGTGCTTCTGCAATAGCGGTCACTATCTGTATCGTGCCGTCAATTATTGCAGGCATACAATCTATAACAGCTTGTATAACTGTAGGTATCTGCTCAACAATAGCATTGATAAGGTCTGGTAAAATGGTCGGCAAAGCCTGTGCTATAGTGGTTATGATAGTTGCCAACGACTGCACAAGAGGACCTGTGTTCTGAATAAGTGCTGTTGCAATAGTTGTAATGGCTGTTATGGCCGCCTGCGTTATCGTGCCGATGTTGTCAGAAATGCCTTTTACGAGAGCCTGAAATATCTGTGTTCCTGCTTCTATAAGCTGTGGAAGCAGGTCGCTCACAAGCTGCGGAAGCTCGGCCGCTATGTCAGGTGCAAGCTCACTTATGAGCGTTGTGACCCCTGAAAGAGCCTGCTTTATGACAGGCATAATATTCTTTGCAAAGGTCTTTACTGTACTTACCATTTCCTTGATAAGATTTTTCAGGTCAGCGTTTTTGTCGCCCATTCCTGCCATAAGGTTTGCCCATGCTGCTTTCACAGAACCAAGAGAACCGGAAACTGTTGTTGCCGCTTCTTTGGAAGTTGTACCGGTGATGTCAAGGTCGGTCTGTACCTTGTGGATAGCCTCTATCATTTTGTCAAATGACACGCTGTTGACGGTTTTTTCATCGACCTTTATCGAATCCCCAAGCACGCCTGAATCGTTGATGAGCCTTGCCATTTCCGCCTGTGTACCGCCATAGCCCAGCTTTAAGTTATCGAGCATGGTATAGTTCTGCTTTGCAAAGCCCTGATATGCGTTTTGAATAGCTGATATGTCAGTACCCATTTTGTTGGCGTTGTCCGACATATCCACCATTGCTTCATTGGCTATCTCAGCCGCTTGTACAGTATCACCGCCCAAGCCTTGCAGAAGTGAAGCAGAAAAACTTGTGACATTCTGCATATAGTCATTAGCCGATATTCCTGCGGTCTTGTATGCCTCACTGGCGTACTTTACGATAGTATCAGCGTTGTCCTTGAATAGCGTTTCTATACCGCCTATGTTCTGCTCATAGTCCGCATATGCGCTCGCAGAGCTTTTGACTATAGCGCCTATGCCTGCGCTTGCTGCCGATATAGTTGCTATACCAGCTTTTGCGGCAAGTGCAAAGCCCTTTTTGATAGTGCTTCCAAAACCTGAAACGACCTTGCCGCCAAGAGAGCTTCCAAACTTGTGACCATCGGGCATACTATCCCCGAACGCTCTTCGCAGTTCTGATGCAAGCCCTTGCATAGACGGAACTATCTGCACATATGCTTTGCCCAGCTGTGTGCCGTTTCCTTCTGCCATGTTAGTCCTCCTTTCCTAAGATTTTTCTTCTTGCTTTCTCGTAATCCTCGCCGCTTTGGAACGCTGTTATCTCGCTGTCGCTCTCGTTTTTGCCTATAAGCTTTTCAGCTATTGACTGCGGTCTGTTCACACCTTTTTGACCGTCCTTTGTCTGCGACCAGCATATCCATTGCAGGCGGTCAAATATCAGTGCAAGCAGTATTTCAGAGAACGAACCGCCAACATCATTGAGCTTGCGCTTGACCCGTGAACTGCTGTCAAGGCCACAAAGAAAAGTCGCCACCCTTCGTGCAGGCAGCGACTTATAGTCGTATATGTGATAATACTGCGCCATATCGCAATCAAGCTCATCAGGATAGCGCTCCATGACAGCGGCAAGGACTAGGAGTTTTTTGTCTTAGGTGTCTGGAAGATCTCCACGATAAGCTTTGTTATCTCTTTAGCCGATACATAGCCGCACTTTTCTCTTATCTTCTCAAAAGCTTTTTCTTTCTTGCTTCCAAGAGCGGCGTCAACTACCTTGACATATGCAAGGGGGTCACCCTGCTCGCACTTGCCGACAGCTTCGATAAACTCATAGTCGTCAAGGGTCTTCTCCTCTATTTCAAACTCAAAACCGCTTTCTGTCTTACCTGTCAGCATAGGTTATTCCCCCTTTTTCATGTACTCATAGTGCGTGTTGCCGTTTTCATCAGGTGTGGCTGTGATAGTCAGCTCATAGCCGATAGCCTCGTTGTCCTTATAGGTGATGTCTGATATCTCCGTCACCTTGCCGAACGGAACGACCACTCTTTTCAGTACGTTGTTTTTCAGTATCATATCAAATACGAACGCCTGATCTTCATGCTCGGCACTGTTTACCTTGATAGTCAGGCCAGTGTCAAGGTCGCCCGAAACATTGCTGCTATTGTAGACAGTTTTCAGCACATCTGTATTGGTACACTCTATCAGCTTTACCTTGAAAGTGTCCGTCTTTTCCGTCTGCGGAGTGTCAACGATATCTCCGCCCCATGCCTTTATGTTCTCGGTAGAAATGCCCGAACTGTTTGTAACGCCGTCCTCTGAACAGTAGCCCAAGCTCTTGAACGCTTCGTCAAGTGCTGTTGTTGCATCTGTCGGCAGGGTTGAGCCTGCGGCCGCTGTGAAAACCGCTCCGCCTACCTTTGGCTTGCCTGTTGATACGTTATCTTTGTTGTTTGCCATAGTATTATCACTCCTCGTCGTAGTAGGTTACATCGAATACCGCCTGATAGCGATATCGTTTTGTTTCCGTGTCTGTATAGTTGTAGTCTGACGTGCACGCACAGCGGCATACATCGCCCTGTGACACGCTTTCAGACATAGCCTTTTTAACTTTTGCATTAAGTTCTGCCGCCCCGTATAGGCTCGCTGAGTAGCTCTGAACGGCTATGGTGGCAGATGTGATAAAATCATTCTCTGCCGAGCCTAGCTTGTCAATAAGCACATACTCTTTTGGTGGGTTTTTAGGTTCTTCAAGATAAACAGGAACGTCAAGCTTTGCCCCCAGCCAGTCAAGAATTATCTTCTCTATCACTTGCCAAGCACCGCCTTTAAAAGTGTGTTATTTCTAAAATTAGCACGCTGAGCCTTCTTGGTTTTAGCCTTGACGATAGCAACCTTACGGCGCATTTTCGGGTATCTTGTCCATGTGATAGTATACGCTTTATGCCCCGTGCCAAGCCTCTGAACGGCTCTGTCAGCATAGTCCTTGACCATACTTTCAACAGGTGCAGAGCAAAGAAAAGCCGCAATGCCGTTGTGGTCAAGCTCTATCTTAACTTTACTCATAGCGTTCCACCTTTACTTTCTTGTTCCATTCAAGGGGGATATTATCGTCAATGCCCTGTGTAGGGATACCCACAGTTTTGAACGTCATTCCCCAGAACTCAACTTCTGTATTCTCCCATATGTGCGTGTCGCCTTTCGGTATAGCTAGCACATAAGCTATGCGTTTGCCTGACAGGTTGATCTCGTTCACAACGTCCTCTGCGGAAGGCTCACCCACAAGCACGTTTTCGACGACCTCCTGCGAAGTTTCGTATGTCGGTCTGTTAAAGCCGTCAATACCTTTCTGCGTTCTTACAGAAAGCTTAACGGGTATGCCCTTGATACTTAGTCTCATACGTCATATACCTCCATAGCTCCGTATCTCTGCCGCATAACGCCCAGTTCTTTCAGCTCGTTTCTGAGAAAATACAGTTGCTGTCCTGCGTTGAGATAGGTCATTGATACTGAATAGCCCATAGCCGACTGTGAAGCCTGCGAAGTCGCAGGAGAGCTGTCCGCAATAGAGTCAACAGCTCTCAGTGTGGCACGAACTATGATATCTTTTGCCACAAGTTCAACGTCAGGTTCATCAGCTATCATAATGTCAAGATCTTTGCCATACTTCTTGCAGGCAGTTGAAAGCTTTGCGCAGGCGACAGGCAGCAGAGCCGCCGCCTTTTCCTGCTCCTCAGTCGTGAGCTTTCGACCGAGCCTTATAACGTCCTCGATAGTTGCGTACTCTGCCGCCATTTATGCCGCCCCCTTATTCAGCAGCTGACTGAATGACAGCAAATGCGGACTTGTCCATGATACCCCAGCCAATATATGCTTTGGCTCTGATGTATACCTGACCGCAGCCCTTGAGATCCTGTCCACTATTGTCAGGGTCGCCGTATTCAATGATCTCAAGCGGAATTTCCTTTGAGTAGCCCCACTTGAACGTTGAAAAGTCGCCCACGATAGCAAGGTCTTTGCTGGAATTGAATGAAACTGTATTGTTTGTTACAGTCTGAATGCCGTTCATCTGTGACGGCGCATTGCCCCACGCAAGTTCAGAATATATCTTTCTGCCGCTTGTGTCCACCATTTTTGCAAGGTCAGCTCTGAATGACGGTGCCATTGTAAGACCTGAGATGTCATACTCATTGTCCTGCACTGCGGCGATAGCCTCCTCAATAAGAGCGTCAGGAGTCTTTGGTGACGTGCTGTCCTGCTTTATCACAGTTACGCCGTTGTCAAAGTGATTTGTACCGATAAGTGCAGAAGCTGTCTTGGCTCTCGGATTAACTCCGTGAAAAGCCATAATGTCAAGACCTCTTGCAGTCTTTTTCGCAAAGCCGTCGGAGAAATTTCTCAGAGTTTCTATCTGCTCTTCCTCAGCTGCATAGAGAAATTCGTCTGAAATTCGTGCGCCGTATTCGATCTTTACAGGTACGATTATAACAGGGTCAAGCGAAACACTACCCCTTGTCATTTTGCCGTTTTCAGCAACAAGATCAACTTCATCATCCATTGTGAAGATGAACTCTTTCTGCCCATTGAACGGGATAGGTGTCTGACCACAAAGAGCTGCCAATGAGGACTTGCCCTTTACCTTGTCGAAAAGTTCTTTAACGAGAATAGGGTCGAACTTTGAGCCCTTTGAGAGGATATCTGCCATAAATATTACTTCCTTTCTTTACTTTGTGAGACTTGCAAGCAGCGACTTGTATGCCGCATTCTTGCCGTCTGCGTGATCGTGTTCTGTGCTGCCAAGAGGAGCTGTCTGCTTCTTGCCGATAAACTTTGCAAATGTTTCAGCGTCCTTCTTGATAGCTTCTTCTGTGTCTCCTGAAAGCTTGTTTGCAAGCTCATAAGGGATACCGTTTTCGTGGGCAATTCTCATTTTTACCGAGCTGGTCTCGTATGCCTTGTTCTTAGCCGTGAGGTCTGCGATAGCTGTATCCTTTTCTGCAAGCTTGCCTGTAAGGTCGGTGATCTTGCCGTTAAGGTCGGCTGTCTTTGTCTTGAAGTCGTCAGGGGAAATATAACCCTCAAACTGTTTCTTGACTGTATCCGTGTTGCGGTCGAGCCTTGCCTTTATCGCATTGTCGAAGGCTTCCTGTGTTGTTATAGCTTCAAATTCTGCCATAGTGTTTCCTTTCCCCGCTTTACCCTGCGGTGTAGGTGATATATAATAAACTGTTACCAGCTTATTTTTTGTACTTTCTTCTTATCTGATGAGTTAGCACACGCCCAGTGAGCAAGCACCACCGCCTCAAGTAGTGATATGTCAGCACCCTCAAGAATTGAGGTATAGCCAAAACCACCGCCTGAGCTTATCGCTCTGTGTTCACAGTTGGCAATGACCTGTTCAAGGGACGGCTGATCTGCGTGACAAATATTCTGTGCGAATACCCCTCGTTCAAAACCTGCTGACGAAGTGATCACATCAGCGACTTTCGGCAGGATAGGCTTGCGCTTGATACCTGCGTTTTTCATATCCGATGCAAGCAAAGACTGTCCGTTTGCTCCGTCAATGACGGTTTCACGCATATGTGGATTGCGCAGATATGCGATTATCCAGCCGTTTCCCTCTCTTACAGGGCGGCAGTCGATAGCCTCGACAAATATCTTGCCGTCTGCTGTCTTTGCGGCGACAGCCAAAGATACGTTATCCGTGACCTTTGCGTACTTGATGCCGAAAAACAGTTCTCTGCTGATATCGGGTTTGCCTGCAATACAAAGTGCCTGCCACTCGCCCTTGCTTATAGCCGACTTCTGATTATAGGTCAGCCACAATCCTAAACGCTGAATGTTATCGTCCACTTGGTCGTCTTTCGGGTCGCCAAGCTCAGAGCGTATCTTACGTTCCGTGAGGATAGTACCTAAAGACGGGTTAGTGGCATACCACAGCTCAGGGTCATGTGCGTTTGTAAGCTTTGGCACGGACCATTCAGCCCAGCCGTCGTCACCGCCTTTGCCTGATATCGTCTTCTGTCGGTATTTTGTGAAAACTGTGCCGGCAGACACCATCGTTGGAGGTGTTCCACACATCAACGTCTGAGGGTTGCGACTGTCTGTGACGGTATATTTTAGGGCTGTTTCTTGGTCTGTGGTGTATTCCTGTGCTTCATCTATGATAAGCAGGTCATAGCCCTCGCCAAGTCCGCCTTTGCTGGAACGTGTACGGAAGTTGATAATTCCGTCGCCTTTGAGCCATTGTATACGCTCCAAGCCCATCTGTTTTGTAGTCTTGAAGTCCTCTTTTTCAAGAAAGCCCATTTTTGTAATAAGGTCGATTATCTTCTCCCATGCCGAATGTGATGTTGTAGTTCGGTGGGCGGTGTAAAGAACACGCTCGCCGTTTTGCAGACCATAGATCGCACGCATTATAAGCAGTTCCGACTTGCCATTACGTCTTGGTATCGACCAGCCGAATTTCATATGCTTCCACAAGCCTTCCTCGTCCACAGCCATAATGTCGTACATCATAAGCTCCTGCCATTCCTGTGCGGTGCGCCCTGATTTGTTATACATTGCGATAGCCTCATTGCCTTTAGTCTGTTCATACGGCAACACTACCGATATGGTGGGGGTCTGCCTGCCGACTCTCTTATCCTCAATAGTGGATTACCTCCTTTAGGTACGAAAAAAGCACCCTTTAAGGTGCTTGATTCCGATGTTTGAACAACTATTATCCTCTAATGACCTTGTTCTCAAATTTCTTGTATGCATCAAGATACCATTCTTTCTTATCACCGTTATATGTCAACTCGTAATACATACCGTCAAAGAGAGTACTTGAAAGCAAGTATTTCCAGTTCTGCAATGCCTTGCATTTCCATACTGTATAAACTTCAAAATCAGGCTTTATATCTGATTTATCAAGATGTTCTCCAATGTAATCTTTCACAATTTCTATTGCTTTTTCGTCCATAATATCCGTCCTTTCTGATTTTGGGTATAAAAATACCGCCTCGCCGTAGCGGAGCGGTCAAGCATTATTGTTTTTAAAATCTTCTTTAGAAATTTTTAATTCACAAGCACACCTGTCTTTTGCTATTTCTAACGGTATGCCCTCTGGATATGTCAAACAATAATTTTTTTCTTCGTCATTTTCATGCCCGACAATAATAACATCATCGCCGCTTTGACGAAGTGCTTCCATTTCAGCATCATAAGAAATGCAATTTTTACATTGTTTCATTTTGTCAATGCCTCCTTTAACATTTGCTCAATATAATCAGGAAATTTTTCTCCGTGGTAATGTGCACAAAAACATTCTGCAAAAAACTCGTGACTGTCCGTGCTTGCATACTGCGAAATGCTATAAATATCGCCTGTCTGCTTTGCCTTGCGAAAAGCATCATCAACCATGCTTTTTATTTTCACACTTCTTGGATCACCATAATTTTCACAATACAGACCTCTGTTAATTTGCCCGAAATATTGATCTGCAATAATGTGCCCATATTCATGTGCTACTGTTGCTTTTACCGCATTTGTGCCACTGAATGTACTTGACATACTCCACCGGCTATATTTTATGCCTTCTTCTATTTGAACAAGGTCTTTCTTTAATTTTCTGACCTGTGCAGCACTATATTTGCCACTGCTTATTGCTGCTTGATATTCAGGAATAAGCTTGGCAAATTTCTCATTCCTTGTTTTCCAATCGGTAACCATTGCTGGTGGTTCGTTAAGATATTTAGTGCTTATATCCAATCCTCTACCATTTGCTCGAGCGTTTGCTTTTTTTAGTGTTGACGAACAATTTATATCTTGTAACTTATCAACGGGGTATTTTGCAGTTAAGTCAGTTAATGTTTCATTCACCGTATTAAGTGAATTGAGATTTTTGACATTTTTCACATTAACTTTGTCGGCAAATTTTAGTGTATATTCCTTGGCATTTTCAATGGTATCAGCAGGAATGAATTTAGCCATACTGCTATTATCCTTCATTATACCACTTACGCCACGTTTGTCAAGCCTCACAGGCTGTCTTGAACCGGCTTTCTTCATCTGCTCAAGCTCTTCATCTGAGATGTCCCACCTGGTCTTGCTCCACACGTTTTGTGCCTTTCTGCCGTTGAGGTATGTAACAGTACAGCCGCAGTTATCATGCCTGCGGTAAACGTCTTTGGGGACATCTTCGGGATAGTGATATTTACCTGCAAGCTTTGAACACCACTTACAGCAGCCGCCGTGATCGTTGCGAATGATGTAGCAGTCCAGTCCTGCATCAGAACGGAGCTTCACGTTTTTTTGAACATAATCGTTGTAAAAACTCTCAGTGATGTTCTGCGCCGGAGCTGTCATTCGCCGTATCATCTTATCTTCTGCAATATCCGGTACAGAAGCCGCATTAACTACTGCCTGCACACGCTCGGTAGGGAAAGCAGCCTGTTGAGGTGTGATGTTTATGCCTGCTTGGCTGTCAAGTGCTTTTTGGCATTCTGCGGCAGCAGAGTTTATAACATCGTAGTTGTCCTTGAGCACGCCCGTGAGTATGGTATCGGCAATGTTGTAGTACATCTTGCCGTCAGGCAATGCCGCTACGTTGACGTGTGTACCGATAGCCTGAGAAACTCTAAACCCGAGCTGTTTCGATAATAGGGCGACTTCTTCCATTTTCGCAGTGCCGCCCTCTATTTTCTTCAAGACAGATTGAATGTACTTGTCGGCCTTGCACGAATTTTGAAACTCGGCACGAATTTTTCCAAGCAGTTCTGCACCGATATCAGCCATTGTTTTCACCCTCTATGCCTGTGAGCTGACGGATACCCTTTGCACCCAGATAGTCAGGAACAGCCTGATTAATTTTCAAAATAGCGTCGCCCACACCCGAGAGTGCCGCAGAATCAGGTTCAAAAATAGGAAGCCACTGCGGTTCGATGTCACTGAAAGCATAGCGCATATAGGCCATGTTATCACGAACGCAAGCGGCAAGATAAGCCACGTTAAGGAAACCACTTCCAAACGTTCTCTGTGCCTTGCGTGCGGTAAGCCTGAGATTTTCGTGTGCTGCACGGATAGCTTCACAGCTGGCAGGATTGGACGTCGCAAAGCCCAAGTCGTCAAGAGTCAGCCCTGTTTCTCCGGCGAACAGCGAAGCTATAGACTTAAGTTGCTCAGAGTATGGTGACATGGACTGCTGCTGAAACTGTCCGACAGTAGGATTGCCGCCGTCATCATCTTTGGTGATAGTCAGCAGTGAGGACATTGTTGCACCCCATTTGTCCATTTTCTCGGCATCATCCGAAAGACCAAGTATATATTTTTGTGGGAAACTGTAAAACTCGGCTGATACTTCCGACCGCCTGAGCGTTCTCATAGCCTCCTGCACAAGCTCCATGCACGCCCTTGATATCCTGCTGTGACCGAAAGGACGAACGGCGTCAGGGCGGTATATGATAGGTACAAGCAGAGGGTAAGGTGCAGGATTGTCATAGATCTCAACATCATAGCCTCTGCGATATATCTCTGTCTGTTCGGCTGTGAAGTAGGCTTCAATGGTGGGGTTGAAATTGTTGTCCCGGTCAAGCACTGCATAGCCCTCACGAAGCATATTTGTGATAGGGTCGATAATGCCAGTAGCGTTACTGCCATCAATGACCTGTAAGCGTGGATAGCCTGTTTCATCAGCCGAGATATACACAAAACAACAAGAGGACACCAACGCTGAGAGAATGGCTGAATCAAAGAACACGTCACGATTATTGTTGTCAAATATCTCGTTGACGTAGAAAGTGTTGTCCTCAAAGCTGTCAAATACTATTCTGTCCGCAAGGGTATCAACAGCTTTTGCACACCAGCCTAGCACAGGACGCATCCAGTTATAGCTTGGTGGTATCATTTTGCCCATGTCAGTAAGGCCGTTCTTCATGTGATAGTAGTCATAGCGCACATTGACCCTCGAAGCCTTTGAAGAAAGCTTCTTTTTCAAATATGCCATGCCTTTGTATTCGCTCATCTTGTATATCCTTTCCAATTATTTCAACTCTGCGAGAAATATAAGCAGTGCGGCGGTGAAGGTCATTTTTGACCTCAAAAGGGGGCATACCCCCCATATTGTCAATAATTTGTTAAAAATTCTTCCAATCGTAGCATTGTGGTAAAACTCGGTTGGAAATCAGGTCAAGAGACAGGTCAAACACCTGTTTTTCCACCAATTTGTCAGATTTCTGGCGATTACAACACCAATGTGCCAACTGCAAGTTTGAAATGTCCGAAGGGTGACCGCCTTTGGCAATGGGTATGATATGATCTATGCAAGCTGACAGTGGGTGCGGATATTTCAATGAAAAATCAACAGGCTTACCACAGATACCGCAAACTGTTTGGGTAGCGTAGATTTTCTTCTTGTTGATACGGAACTGCTGTTGGTGTGAACCGCTTCGGTCTGGTCTTGGTATTGGCATTGTATACCTCCGTGCAACGCAAAAGCGACCGCAAAATGCAGCCGCTATGTTATTTCTTTCCAAGCTTTATGAGCTTGTCGTTTGCTGTTGTCTTACCTCGCAATACGAGTCCATCTTTACCGATCGTGCCGTGATGAGTCTTCGTTCTTTGATAAATATCATTTTTATCTGCTGATTGCATTCTGCCGCCATGAACTTTTTGAACAGTGGTTGCTCTTGAGTATTCAAACGAGATAGAACCATCACCCTGCTTTTTAAAAACAGGTTTTGAATATCCATTCTTTTTAGCAACATTTTCGAAACGTTTCATAACTGTTCGTTGTTCTGACGTTGTACCACTAGCAACACCTATTCCGCTCGAACTTCCTCTACCACCCATTTATCCTGGCTCCTTTCCATTTATCCTGAAACGCTTTTATGTGTACAATATTCCCCTTGCATTCGTCTGGAACATTGCCGTAAAACAATATAGTTTCCGGTCTAAGTTTTTCGCACATAACCTCATAACCTGATATGAATGCGGCTTTTGCAGCATTGTCATTCTGTGTTCCTATAGATGATACTGCCACCGTGCCACCCTTAGGTTCTCCGTCAAAACACCATTTGAATGACTTTTCGTCGCTCCAACATATAGTTGGAATAACTTCAATTCCGTTATCTTCCCAAAACGCACCGAGCCAATGCTTGCGGTAATGATTGTATATCTGCATTGCTGTCGGAAAATCAGCATATAGTGAAAAATCAGGAGTAAGGACACATCTGAAACCTTTGAGAATATCAAGATAGGCGGTCGGATTGTTCCAAAGCCTGAGAAATTGATAATCATCAAGAAAGAAATGTACTCCCTTATTCTGCCTGTTCTTTGTCGTCTTTGCATAATTAAAGCCAATAAGTTCAGGAAAATCTGTAATCTTTGAGCCTGTCAGCTGAGGTATATCATATTTACCTGCACCAGCATAAAAGCCGTGCTGTAAATTTTCATAGCGTTGTTTATTATTCAATTCAGCACCGCCTTTTTTTGTTTTCCAACGCAAAAAGCACCCCATAGGAGTGCCTCTTGTGAAAATATTTTAAGGAGTTTTGTAAATGGTGGAGCAGATCTTAGCGGTGGCTCGCTCTCGACCTGCATAGCCCCTTACGGGGCTTAGAAAATTGGAGGTGACTTCAATGAAAGTACAAGTCTGAGGTACATCTACACTTTCCTCAGTTTAAATTATAACATAGTGAAAAGTCACAAACGTCACATTTATCATGTTTTTTGCAAATATCTTTGGATACGCATTTTGATACAGCTCTCTGACATTCTCCCACCGCTCACCTGCATAGCTATCTGCAAGTACGTCTTACCCTTGATGAATTTCAGCACGAACATTCGCCGTGTCTGACAGTCCTCTATCCCCTTGATAAATTCCTCCACAGCCCTCTGCTCACGCTCTAGCCGTGCCTGTTCGCACAGCAGTGAAAGTGTATCGCCACTTGGCAGAAAGCCGTCTATGCGTGTGCTGTGCGGCGTGTAGGACGGTGGAGTGCATACGCTGATACTGTCGGCAACATATTTGCCTGAAAGCTCCGCCTTGATGTCCTCAATGGCTGAGGCGTTCCTGCGGTAGGCTTTCAGGCGTGACATGGTCATAGGGTCGTTTCTTTCCATAGGCTATCCCTCCTCAATA